CTAACGCAGAGTCCAGCCACGCGGCTGGCGAAAGGAAACATGACTGACGAAATCAAAGAGAAGGTGGACAAGTTCGAGAGGATGCGATTGCCCGAGAGCGAAGCCGGGTTGGCTGCGACGACGGGTTCGGTGGAGTTCGAGCGCCGCCTGGCCGAAATTAAAAAGGCGAGAGCGGCATCCATGCTTCTAACCGGACCGGAATGGTCCAAGGAAGACATTCTGAATGGCCTTTGGGACATGTATCTGGAGCACTGCGAAATGATGAACAAGAGGGACGGCACTTACGCGACGAGATTTTCTGATCTCGAAAGAGCATTAGCACAAATGGAGAGGCAAGGGCTTCCGCCGAACAGTCAGGTCAGCGAGGCCGGGCCGCTGACGCAACCCAAAACCTGAAGGCGAACCCGGCCTTCGCTGCAACTGATGGTTAGACTTTAATGGCTCGGTTCAAAACAGAACTCGAAGAAGAAAATGGGTGGTCCAGATGGGTGCCGCCGATGATGAAAGGCTATCGCATGGCCTGCTGTGACTGCGGACTTGTGCATGATATGGAGTTTCGAGTCGTGAAGGTGAGTAAAACGCTGGCCGATGGAACGTGGGAACATGGCGAACCACTCGACTCGGCAAAGTTTCGCGTGATGTTCCGCGCAAAACGAAACAACCACTCCTCCGGACGGCTACGCAAGCGTAAGTCTAACACAGAAGTCAGCGAGCGCGGGCCGCTGACTGACGACAAACACAAGCAGCGGAACCGCGCTTCGCTGGACTGACGGGTTAGACATCATGTTACACGCAAGAAAAGACTATCAAAGAATCCAAGACCCCGGCTTGGAGAATCCCGACCTCATACCCAACGGCTCGACTCCAATCGCCGCCGATGAGCCGGTGTTCCTGCTCCGAGCACAGGACAAAACCGCTGCTCAAATCGTGAGGCTGTGGGCGCACGCGCAACGACAACTGCCAGATGCCGACCCGAACGCAATCAGACTAGCAGAGCAACATGCGAACCTGATGGACGAATGGCCACACAAGAAAACGGCTGATGTCTAACAGTGATTATCAAACTCCAGTCGGGTAATGAATCGGGTATTGAGCCATGAAAACTGAGGAGGCGGTCCAAAAGCTAATCGGGGTGTGCCGGCGGCAGCACAAGGCGCTGGAAACGGAGCGTTCGTATGCCGGTTGGCTGCGCCGATACTGTCGATTCATCATCGAACGCCATCCACCAGGCGGCAGTGCCCAGCGCGTTGAGGCGTTCCTGACTCAACTGGCCAAGCAGGATGTCTCGGCTTCGACCCAAAACCAGGCGTTCAATGCACTGGTGTTCTTCTACAAGGATGTATTGGAAGAGCCCCTCGGCAATGTCGATGCACTGCGTGCTACCAGGCCGGCGCAGGTGCGCCACGCGCCCAGCGTTCAGGAGACGGCGGATTTGCTGCGCACGGTGCGCGATGTGGGTGGGTATCCGACGCGGTTGATCGTGCGTCTTCTCTACGGATGCGGCTTGCGCGTATCCGAACCGCTCAACCTGCGCGTGAAGGATCTGAACTTCGATGACAGCCAGGTATTCATCCTTGGCGCCAAGGGCGGAAAAGATCGAGTGGTGGCATTGCCTTGCTCGGTCGTGGATGATTTGCGCGAGCAACTCGTTTACGCCCGCACCATCTGGCAGCGCGACCGCACCATGAATCTTCCCGTCGAGATGCCTCACCAGCTCGCCGCCAAGTATCCCGAGTATCAATTCTCGTGGCCATGGGCCTGGGTGTTTCCGAGTCATCAACCCTGCCGGCATCCGCGAACCGGGGCCGTCGTACGCTACCGGCTGCACGAGGCGAACGTGCAGCGGGCGGTCAAGGAGGCGCGGCGCAAACTCGGCATCGCCGTCACGCCGCACGAGCTGCGGCACGCCTACGCGACGCACAATCTCAATCGCGGGGTGAACATCAAGGCGCTGTCGCAGGCGATGGGCCACGCACAGATTGAAACGACCTCCGGCTACTGTCACGCCGAGGCGTTGAGCGTGCCGAGCCCGCTGGAGATGATGGCCTGACTTTAACCACGGACGAGTGGTGGACACGGATTCACATGGATGTGCATGACTGCTGAAGAATGGAATGAGGCCACGCCGGCCCGGCGCCGCGAGAAGGGTCGGCTCGATCCGGATACGCATCGGCTCCCGCCGCATTCGATCGAGGCCGAGCATGGGCTGCTCGGTTGCGTGCTGCTCGGCGGACGCGAAACCCTCCTGGAAGCCACCGAGTTCATCCGGCACCCGGATGATTTCTATGACCTGAGGCATCGCGCCATCTGGCTGGCCGTCCTGCGCATGGACGAGCGCAACGAGCCGATCAACAACTTGATCGCCGTCCAGCAGACGCTCCGGGACAGCAACGAACTGGAGGGCGTCGGCGGGCTGGCTTATCTCTCCGAACTCCTCGATGCGGTGCCGGCGGATTTCGATTTCTACGCCGTCACCGTCCGCGACCGGGCCCGATCGCGCCGGATGTTGCGCGCCCTGATCCGCGGCCAGGCGATGATCCACGAGGAGCAGGCCGACATCCCGCTGGCGCTCGATGCCATCGAACGCGCCGTGCTCGATGCCAATGACGAGCCCGAGGGCGGCGTCGTCATCCCCATGATCGAACGCGCGCGCCTGGCCATCGCGGCGATTGATCTCGCCTTCGAGCATCGCAACAAGGGGCTCATGTCCGGACTGCAGACGCACTTCTCCTATCTGGACAAGAAAACCACCGGCCCGCATCCCGGCCAGCTCTGGCTGATCGGCGGGCGGCCCAGCACGGGCAAGACGTCCCTGGCCGTGTCCATGATCCTGAACATGGCGGTGAAGGGCCAGCTCAAGGTCGGCTTCCTCAGCCTGGAAATGTCCGGCGAGGAAATCACCATGCGCATGCTCTGCAATCTGGCCCGGGCGAACATGAAGCAGATCCATTCTGGCATGATCACCGAGCGCGACAAGAACGCGCTGATGGACGCGCTGCCCATCCTGGCGAAGGCGGCGATCTTCATTGATGACACGCCCGCGCTCACGCCCCAGGCCCTGCGCATGCGTGGCCGGCGGCTGGTGAGCCGTTACGGTTGCCAGATCCTCTACATCGACCATCTGCACGAGGTCATCGATCCGGCGCATCGCGGCGACGAGCAGAAGGATGCCAAGGCCGCCGTCATCGCCGCCAAGTGGCTGGCCAAGGTGCTCCGGGTGCCGGTGGTGGCGCTGGCCCAGCTCAACCGCGAGTTCGAGAAGGAGAAGGGTCGGCGCACGCCGCGCATGAGCGACCTGCGCGGGCACGGGGCCAACGAGCAGGTGGCGGACTTCATCGGCATCATCCATCGCGATCACAAGCGCGAGGAGGAGAACAACGCGGATTACGACGAGAACTCCGACGTGTGGCTGAACACGCTCGAAGTCTGCAAGCAACGCAACGGGCCGACTGGTCCGGTGCAATTCGTGTTCGACCGCCCGACCATGCGTTACGAGGACGCGACGTTCAACACCGGCAACTACGCCAGCGGCCAGAAACGGCAGGAACAACAGGACGAACTTTAACCACGGATGAACACGGATGAACACGGATGAACACGGATACTGAGAATGCAGCAGAAGAGCTGGTGGCGTGCTTGCGCAAATATCAGGCGCGCTACCACGCCGCTCCTCACGCCAAGAAAGATTGGGACCGAGCTGATCGGGCGCTCAAGCAGTGGTCGATTCCGCGAATGGTTAGCGTGCAGTGGATAAAGGAGTGTGCGCAGTTAATCGGCTTGGCGTCTATCGTGCTCGCCTGCACCGGCGAATGGAAGGTGGCGTTTGGTGCGGCCGTCGCCGCCTGGACAATTTACATTGATGCGCGTGCCTTCACGAATAATCCATGAAAACCGAGCCTATCGAGAAACGCGAGTGGAACACGGCGCCGGCGGAACCGCTGCCGTTGCGCGAGACGTTGCCGAAGATCAGCGCGGACACCGCCGCCCGGCTGATTGCCTTCGCCCTGAACCAGCCGGCGGTGATGCCCTGGCTGCTCGTGCGCAGCGCCGCCTATTGGGCGCGGCAAACCGATCCACTGGAGCCCGCCGCCCTCGATCCGATGTGCATCGCGCTCGATGCCACGTGCGCGCTCGATCTGCTCGAATGGCAGTGCGGCCGCCGCGGCAAGGAAGCCATCGGCTGGCTAAAGGGCCTGGATGAATCCTCCACTGGCAACGGCTCAACGCCCTCCGCCTCATGTTAGCCATTCCCGGACACACCATCTTTCTGGCGACGCGCGAGCAGTGGCCCGCGTGCTGCATCACGCTGGAATGCACCTGCGGCAAGGTGCTGCACGCCGCCGAGTTCGTGGTGGACGATCCGAACCATCGCCAGATCGTGCGCGATGATGGCCACGCCAAGGCGGTGGAACATTTGCAGAAGGAAAACGTAAAACGTAAATGAGCGACAACACCACCATCGAATGGGCCACGCACACGTGGAATCCATGGGAAGGCTGCACCAAGGTCAGTCCCGGCTGTACAAACTGCTACGCAGAGGCACGCAACCGGCGCTTCAGCAAAGGCGCCAACTGGGGCAAAGGCAAACCGCGACGGCGCACCAGTGCGGCGACGTGGAGGAAGCCTGTAATCTGGAATCGTGACGCTGAAAAGCAGAAGCGCAATGACATCGGCCCATTCAGGGAGATGCGGCCGCGCGTCTTCCCCTCGCTCTGCGATTGGCTCGACGACGAGGTGCTGATCGAGTGGCTGGATGATTTCCTGCGGCTTATCCATGACACCCCGAACCTGGATTGGCTATTGCTGACGAAGCGACCGGAGAATTGGTTGTCCAGGTTGCGAAGGGTGTATGCGCGGGAGGAGATGATGGGCGGAGATGGGATGGCGTGGGCTATCGCGCTCAACCATTGGTTGCATGGAAAACCACCTGCCAACGTCTGGATCGGAACATCCGTCGAAGACCAGCTTCGGGCGGACGAACGGATCCCGGAGTTGCTGAAGATTCCTGCGGTCGTCCGTTTCCTGAGCGTGGAGCCGTTGCTGGGGCCGGTGGAGTTGCCGTTCCTTGGCATTGCACCCAAGGACCTGACGAATGGATCGTTTCTGCCCATCTCCTACCTGATTGATTGGGTCATCATCGGCGGCGAGAGCGGTCCGGGTGCCCGGCCGTGCAACATCGAATGGATCCGCGACATCGTGCGCCAGTGCAAGGCGGCGAGCGTGCCGTGTTTCGTGAAGCAGTTGGGGAGTCGAGTTGACATTGAGGATTGTGAAGCCCCAATACCATTCAGGAACACCGTTTCGGGCAAAGACGGGAGATGGTATGTCGATCTGAAACACCCCAAAGGCGGCGACCCTGCCGAGTGGCCCGAGGATTTGCGCGTGCGCCAGTTCCCAACCTTTGCAACCAAGTGACGGACGCCCCCCCATCCGCCTTTGTCCTGGAGCCGCATCCGCTCCTGTGGCCGCACACTGAAGAAGACTGCGCCGAGATCCGTCGGATATTCGAAAAGTATCCGGAGGAACGCCTCAGCGACCTGGCCGAGGAACTGGCCAAACGCGAAAAGAAGATCGCCGCCGCCCTCTCCGACCCGCTTTACAACGGGCTCGAATACGAGTGCTGGGCGGAGGCCGACCGGCAACTGGAGCAGCCGGATTGCGACATCCAGGCGAACTTCGGCTGGAACCGCGGCGGCGGCAAGACGACGCGCGCGCTCAAGCGCCTGTGCGAGGCGGCCATGGCCTACCGCAACGGCAAACTGCTCGTGCTGGGGGAGACCGAGGATTCCAGCATCCGCGTGCAGCAGGAGCCGGTCTGGAATTTCCTGAAACCCTTCATTGCGCATCTCAACGGGAAACGGCATCCGGTTTACAAGGTGAATTACACCGAGGCCGGCGGCTTCACCGAGGGCGTGCTGGTCCTGCGCAACGGCACGCTCATCAAGTTCGAGACTTACAACGGCGACCCGGGCAAGTACGAGGGCTGGGAATTCGGCGCGCGCCTGGATGGGCACCCGCTCCAGCGCCGCCCGGATGGCACGCCCATCCTGAACGTGGGCGTGGTCTGCGATGAATCGCTCACCTTGAAATGGCTGCGCATGATCGCCCGTCGCGCGAGGTATCGGAGCGCGAAAGTCATCTGGCCATTCACCCCGGTCAATGGCATCACGCCCGCGGTCAAGGAATTCGTGGGCACCCTCACGGTGGAAAGCGCCGCGCCGGCCGAGCTGCTCCCGAATGCGCACGTGGCCGGCTGCCCGCGCGGGCACATGCCGGTGACCGGCCGGCCGAGCTGGCCGCGGGGCAAGGTGATTTATTTCCACATCAACCGCCAGGCGGTGAACGGCTACTACGACATCGTGAAGAAGGATTGCGAGGGCCGCGTGACGGATTACGTCGAGCGCATCGCCTACGGCTTCGCCCGGGACAACATCGGCCGCGCCTTCCCGCAATTCGGCCCGTGGAACATCGTCGATGAAAAGGATCTGCCGAAGACGGGCACCAACTACATCTTTTGCGATCCGCACGATCGGCGGGCGTGGTTCATCAGCAAGGTGCGGGTGACGCCCGGCAGTGAGCCGGACATCTACATCACCGGTGAGTGGCCCGATCTCCCGACCCACGGCGAATGGGCCAAGCCGACCGAACGCGAGACCAGCGACGACACCACCAAGGGCTGGGATGGCGACGTCGGCCCAGCCCAATGGGCGCGCGTGGATGGGATTGTGGGTTACAAGCGGGTGTTCCGGGAACTGGCCCGCGAACCGGTGGCGGATTATTACATCGACTCACGGGCGGGGCCGCGGCCGCACATCGACGAGCAGGGGCAGACCTGCACGGTCTGGGAATTCGAGAAGGACCACGTGGACCTGGAGACTGGCCAAACGCTCGGCCCGATCTTCTTTCGCAGGGTGAGCGGAGAGCGCATCGACCTGAACTTGATTCGCGAGATGCTGGCCTGCCGGCGGGATGAGAATGGCGTCATCACGCGCATGCCGCGACTGTTCGTGCTGCGCAGTTGTCATCAGCACATCTGGGCGCTGGAGAATTACACCGGCAAGGCGGGCGAACAGGGCGCGAGCAAGGACCCCATCGACAACCTCCGTTACATCGTCGGAGCGGACCTGTTCCACGTCGAGCCCGGCGCGCTGCGGAGTTGGCGGCCGGGCGATGAGGAGGAGGAGAATGACACATGAAAACCAAGACCACAAAGCGCCGTTCGCTGACGCGACGGGTTAGGCCGCTGGAATCTGGCGTAGTCCTGATAGCGGAAGAGCGCGACCGCCAAAAGCGCGTGGAGGGCTGGACGCTGGAACACGATGACAAGCATCTCAGGAAGGAAATGGCGCTTGCGGCGGATAGCTATCTGGCAACCCATACGCATCCTCCGCCAGGTTCAAAAGCTCGGACACAGTATGGGCCGTGTTGGGATTGGCCGTGGGATCTGAAATGGTGGAAACCTAGCGCCGACCCGGTTCGTAATCTCGTGAAGGCAGGCGCTTTGATAGCGGCGGAAATCGACCGGATCCAACGGAAGCGGGCGAAGCGGCCTATCCACGCCTGTGAAATCCGAAAACAAAACGCCAACTCCATGACCAATGAGCAATGAACCCATGACCGATGTCATAAGCCGCACCGTCTCCGTCCAGTGCGGTCCGGATGAGGAAATCGATGTGATCAATCTGGTGCTAAAATCACTGGAGGTTCTGGACACGACGACCAAACGCCGCGTGCTCCGTTATGTGATAGAGAGAATCGGAAGCGATCATGACAACTGAGCGCAACCCCACAGCCCTGCTCCGCCGCCGCGAAGTGATGGCGCTGGGCTTGAATGCCAAGCTCCTGGCGGCCTGCACCGTGGTGGTCAACAGCGCGGCTGACCTCGACAAGCTGCCCGCCCGCACCATCGCCGCCATCCGCCTCGAGCGGCCCGATGGCAAACGGACCAAACTGCTCTACTTCGCGAGCACCGTGGCGGTGTTCGTGCCGAAGGGAACATGAACACCGAAAGTGAGCAGGCGGGAAAGTGGGAAAGTGGGATCGCAATGGGCTCACTTTCTCACTTGCCCACCTGCCCGCCTTGCCCCACAGTGCCCCCCGACCGGGCATTAACTGACACCTGAGCCATGCCCGCATCCGCCACGTCCAAAGAGGTCGAAGACAAGTTCCCGCTGCTCTTCGCTGATGACACTCCCAACGTCGAGGAACAGTTCAAGGAATTCCAACGCGCCGGCGGCGTGTCCGTGGTGGCCGTTCAACGGGACCGCAACGAGCGCATCCGCTATAACCGCTGGAAGGGGCGCACGTCGGATTTCCGCAAGCATCGCCGGGCCATCGGCAAGGAGGCCGTCCCGTGGGAGAACGCCTGGGATGGCCGCGTGCATCTGGCCGATAACGTCATCGAGGACCTGGGCGATGTTTGTTCGAGCGCATTCGAACGGGCGCAGCTCAAGGTTAAGCCCACCGAGGTGGGCGATCTCGACCAGGCGGGCATCACCGAGAAAATCATCAACAAATATCGGGACCGGATGCGGGCCGACTTGCGCGACGAGGCGGAATACCTCTGGCAGTTCGGCTTGAACGGAGGCTCCAGCGTGTTTCAGGTGGGCTGGGATTATGAGCTGGCCATGAAGAACCAGCGGGTGAACCTCGAGGAATTCCTCCAGGCGGCGCAGATGGCGCAACAGGCGCTGTCCGCGATGCCCGCCGCCGAGGTGCCCCCGGAGATGGTCGAGAAGATGCAGCAATTCGCCATCCTCCCGCAGCTCATCATGGACCCGGAGATGGTCGATGCCGCGGTGGACATCCTGCGCATGTTCGCCCGGGACATCGCCGGGCAGCTCTACGCGGAGCAACGCGAGGAATACGGATCGGATTTCCTGCGCGATTACGAATTGAGCGCGAGCAAGGCCCGGCATGTCATTGGCGAATTGCGCAAGCGCGGCCATGCCCGCCTGCCGGTGCCTTACGTGGCCAAGAACCAGCCGTGCGTGACCGCGCGCGAGGTCGGCTACGATTACTTTTGTCCGCCCGAGATGAACGGCTGCCAGGACAGCCCGTGGCACGCCGTCCGTGAATGGCTTCCCCCGGAGGATGTTTACGCGCGCGTCCTGTCCGATGGGTGGGACCCGGACTGGGCGGAGGAAGCGATCAAGACGGCCGGGCAGACCAGCTACTGGGGCGACGTGGCGGCCATCAGCGACACCACCAGTTTCGATTCGGATGACGAGGTGGACACCTACGATTGGCAGGCGCAGAAGTCCGAAAACGGGCTGATCGAGGTCGTCCATTTCTACAAGCGTTACATCACCCAGGAGCGGGTGCGGGAAATCTGGTGCACGGTCTGGTGCCCGCACGTGATGACGGATCCGATGAATCCCACCGAGCCGCTCTACGCCAAGCATTATCAGTACGAGGATTTGCCGGACAAATATCCGTTCTGCGGTTTCCGCTGGCAGAAGAAGAAGCGCGCCTTCATGAACGCGCAGGGCATCCCGCAGATCGTCGGGTCCGACCAGTGGGCGATCAAGACCAGCATCGACATGCTCATGGACCTCGAGCAGGCCACGGTCTCGCCCGAGTGGCTGGTCGACCAGCGGCTGGGGCTGCGGTTCAAGGTCGGCCCTGGCGCGCAGATCCCGCGGCGCCGCGCGGGCGACGTCGAGAAACAGCAGGCGCCCAAGGGCAACCCCGAGCTGGCCATGAACCTGGTCGAGATGACCATGAAACGGGTCTCGAATTATTTCGGGCTGATGAACGAGCACGTGCTGCCGGCCAAGTGGCAGAGCAAGCTGCAGCGGCTCACTGAGCGTTACCTCGGCACCTGCGCGGAGATGTGGGGCATGGTGCTGGCCATGATCCAGCGCCGGGCCGATCCCGCGGAGCTGGCGCGCATCGCCGGGATGGAGGTGCCGCTCTCGGATGACCTGGCGGAGATCGCCGGCGAGTACGACGTGGCGCTGTTCTTCGATGTGAAGGATCTGGACATGGAATTTGTCTGGAAGAAGATCGAGGCATTCACGAAATGGGTGTTGCCGGCGGACAAGGCCGGCACGGTCGATTATTCGAAGTTCGTCCAGCTCATCGCCAGCGCCATTGACCCGACGTGGTCGCAGGCGCTCGTGCGCGAGGGTCCGGCCGCCAGCCAGGCGATCTTCAACGACACGCGCAATGCCATCGCGCTGATGTTCCAGGGCAATCCTCCGGATTTGACGGAGGCCAACCCGATCGCGAAGACGGAACTGGATTTCGCGAATCAAATCATCTACGGGGATGGCAACGGCGCCGGGGGCAACCCGATCTACCAGCAGGCGCTCAAGGCGGACGGGCAAAGCTTCAATCCGGTCTTCGCGCAGCATTTGCAGACCTGGAGCGAGAACCGGATGCAAAGCGTGAAGCAGGACGTGAACAAGGAAACCGGCCGGCTCGGAGTCAACCCGATGGCCGGGGCGATGGGGCCGGAATGATTTTCAACCACGGATGAACACGGAAAACACGGAAAAGGAACAGGGACCGAGCGATGAGGAGATCAAGGAACGGTTGAGGGCTTGTTCGGACTGGGGTGAGCCGTGGGATGGATGGCAACACGTCATCGCCCAACTGCGCCAAGGGCGGCTCTATTACCAGGCCCGGGGTGACGCTGAGCAGCTTTTCCCGTCGCGATACCCCAGTGGGCGAAAGATTAAAGGTCTGTTCCTCTCCTGCGGCTTCCTTGAGCCAAGGCCCCGGCCCCGTTCCGTGTAATTCCGTGGTTAATACCTGATTATGCCGACTGAAAACAAGCGGGTGATGCCGGAGGACATCCGGCGCATTTACCGACTGGGCGAGGCGCTGGGCGCGGTGCCGGAAGCCGGCCGGGCGGCCTTGCGCGAGGTTCTCAAGGAACATTTCGATGGGTCCCACGAGTTCGCCACTGACCCGGAGACGCATCCTGACAAGCGCCCGTTCTGGTGCGGCGCCAATCATCAGGTGACCTGTCTGCGCGATGACATCGAGGACCTGCTCACCGGCGCCTGGCGCAACTGGGAACAGATCAAGCAATGGCGCGAGGACGGCGGGGAAGATGAGGACTGAGGGGTGGAAGACGGCAGGTGGGCAGGTGAGAAAGTGAGAAAGTGGGCAGAAGAGCTAGCGCATTACGCAATCACCATTCCGTTCTCACCTGCTCACTTTCCCACCTGCCCACCTGCGGACCTTCTTTAATTTAGCGCCCGTTAGGTCCCTTTAGTGCCCTTTTCGATCACCCGCTATTGTCACCGCGGGGCTTCTTCTCAATAAGCGCATCTGACGTTTCTGGGTGTCGTTAAAACCCTGTTGCCTAGCTTGCCAGGCTCAAAACAAGCGCATGTCTAAGAAGAAGCCATCGAGCACTTCAGCGGGGACCACGGTCAACCCCGCCGCACAGCCCACAGCGCCAGCCGCTGCCGCACCCGCGGCGCCGGCTCCAGCGCGGGCCAAGGCCAAAACAACCGCGGGTCCGGCGGAAACGCCAGCGACCGATGCAGCGGACTTCGAGCAGGAAGCCAGTGCGTTCCTCCAGGAGTCCATCAACATCGGGTCCGATGCCGAGGATCTGGAACTGGACGCCGCCCTCGCGGGCAAGGCGAACCGGGCCAATCCCGCTGCGGACACAACGCCCGTCGCTGATGATGCCCCCGCGGAGGACCAGACATCTGGCGAAGATACCGCGGCCACCGAGGCGACCGGGGACACCCCAGAGCAAGACGATTCTGCCAATAACGACGAGACCGACGATTCCGACGATCCCGAAACTCCCGCAGCCGAAACCGAAGCCGAAACGGAAACGGACACCGAAGTTGATGACGAGGCCGTCAAATGGCCCAAGAGCTATTTGCGCCGCATCAACAAGCTGACCGAGAAAATCGAGCGCCTCGAGGAACAAGCCAATGAAGCCGCCCAACTCCGCGAGGAGAATGATCGGCTCAAGGCCAATCCCGCGCCCGATGGATTGGGCAGCAGCTCCGCCGCGGTGACCTCCGAGGAGCAGACGCTCCAGCAACAACTCGCCAAGGTCGAGGAGACCCTGGACTTCATCGAGGCGCACCCCGAAGGGGCGACGATCGGTGAACGGCAGTGGAGCCCCGAGGAGTTGCGCCAGCAAAAGCGCGCGTACGAACGCAAGATGCGCGAGCTGGAGGCCGGCCTGGTGGATGCCAAACGGCGGCGCGCCGAACGCGCCGAGGCGCTGGGCCAGCGATTGGCCGAGCGGCATCCGTGGATGAAGGATCGCAAACATCCGGGCTACGCCCGGGTGGAGGAAATCGTGCGGATGTACCCGGCTTTCCGGGACATCCCGGAGGCGCGCACCATGATCGCCGATCACCTGGCCTTTCAAGGCTTGTTGGATCGCATGGCGAAACAGGGCGCCAACGGGAACGGCAACGGCACCGCTAATGGACACGCCAACGGCAAGCCAGCCGCGAACGGTAACGGGCACAAGCCCGCACCGCCGCCGCCCCGGCCGCCCGCGCGTGGTCCGGGCAAGCCCGCCGCCACCCCCATGCCGGTGAACGGCCGGCGGGCCTCGTTGCAGCAGGCGGAATCGCGGTTCCTTGATTCGGGCGACCACGAAGCGGGCAAGACCCTGATCTCATCTCTCCTCGGCGACGACTGACGCGTGTGCGCCAGCGGTGCCGTTCTTCGCCAGTGACACAACAAAATGTTACTGGAACGAAATCAAATCGGTAAACGGGAGATGTTGGCCAACATCATCGCCCGCGTGGATGCCAAGAATACCCCCGTGCAATCCATGATCCCGAAGGGGGAACCTCTCACCAATACCCTGATGGAATGGCAGGCGGATGACTTCGAGGATCCGAATTCCGACATGGCCGCCGAGGATGGCGTGGATGTGGATTCGTTTTCGAACGCGTCCCCGAACCGAGCGCTCCTGCAAGGCCGGGCCATGAAGATTCGCGACAGCGCGATGGTCTCGGACTTCGCCGAGGAAGTCTCGGACGTCGCCGGCCTGAGCAAGGGCGAACTGGCCGAGAGCATCATGAAGAAGCTCAAGCGCCTGGCCCGCGCCATCGAGTCGTTCATCTGCGGCGACCAGGAGGCCCAGGTCGGGGCATCCGGCGTGCCGGACCAGTTCCGCGGGTTGGGCGTGTGGATTCAGTCCACGGCCCAGGCGGTCTACCCGGTGCCCCAGGCGTTTCTCAGCCCGGACGCGAGCATTGACACCACGGCCATGGCGTCCGTCACGGACACTATCGTGGGCAATGTGCTCGAAAGCGCCTACACCAAGTCGGGCGACATCAGCGAATTCGAGCTGATTGCCGGTCCGAAATTGCGGCGCGCATTGAGCGCGATGACCACCAAGGTGAGCGGCGCCACCAACACGTTCAGCCAGATCCGCACATTCAACACGGAGTTCAAGGGCAAGCTCGGCACCGTGGTGCAGCAGTTCGATGGCGACTTCGGGCTGATCAACATCCATCCCTCGCTCTGGAATGCGCATGCGAACTTCAGCGGCAGCGCGGCGGCCAATCTGCGCCGCGGCTACCTGCTCCGGATGAAATTACTCTCCATGCACTACAAGCGCATGCCGCGGGTGAAACAGCTCGAAGATCGTGGCGGCGGTCCGCGGTTCCTGTGCGACGCCGTGCTGGGCTTCAAGGTCACCAACCCGCTCGGGCTCGGAGCGTTCAAGGCCACCACCTAACCCTGAAACGGAAACCGTAAACCGTAACTTCAAACGAACACGATTATGAACAAGAGAATCATCAAACGACAGGCGGGCTTCTGGTTCCGCTTCTCCTCGCTGCTCATGCTCCAGGGCATCCTCACGCTCACGCTCATGGGACCGTTCCCGGCGCGCGCGGTGGACATCCAGGCGCTGCCGCTGGAAACCGTATCAAAGGGAGATTTCACCCACGCCGCCGTGGTCACCTGGGACGACCTCAACGCCGCAGATGCCTCCGCCGTGGTGCTGCAATTATTCGCCATCCCCACCAACAGCTACATCGACAAGGTGGGCTGGTATGTGGAGGAAGCGTTCACCAATGCCACCTATGCCACCGGCGTGGACGCCGGCAGCAACCTGGTGGTGACGGTGGGAGTCGGTGGGACCACGAACGCCTTCTTTGGTTCGAATACCATCATCGCCGCACGGGCTCATCTCTCCACCAACATGCTGGTGCCGTACCGGGCCACGACCAGCACCAACCAGCTGATCGCCTGTTTTAGCGACGGTTTGCAGGCCACCCAGGTCGACAATTATCTGGTCGGCAAGATCCGCATCTATTTCCGCGTCGTGCAGCTCTCCAAGCTGCGCCTCTAGTGGAGTTCACCTGAACGGGCGGGCGGGTGTTGAACCTGCCCGGTCCATCCGCCCGCCGTTCAAGCCAACCTGTGAAACGTAAAGGAACCATGAAGAAAGCCGCTCACACTGAAGAAGCGCCGTCGCCGCTCAGGGACATCGCCGCCGAGGTGGCAACCATCAAGGCGCTCCTCGCCCAATCGCCTGCCGCCATCCCGAAGAAGGCGCGCGAAGCCCTCGACCGCATCGAACAGATCGCCACCGGCAACTAGGCATGTCCGCGCTCCAGAACATCGACCTGGCCGGGCTGGACCCCGCCACCATTGCCGCGCTCGAGGAAGTGGCCCGGCGCGAGCATCTGCTGCTGGAATTGCAGGAGCAGGCCATGCAGGAAGCGTTCGCCCGCGAGCATCCCGAGATGAACGCCGTCGAGGGGCTCGGCGAGGTGCGCCGCAACATCAGCGCCTTCGCCTACCACGACTGGGCGATGAAGGAAGGCACCTACGATTGCTGGGCGGACAAGGGATTCAACAAATACATCGACCGCCTGGCGCCCGAGACGCGCGTGAAATGCGTGGCCCCCCGGAGCGGCAACGGCCTGCCCTTAATGGTGCCGGTGGCCGAGGTGCCTTGGGAAGGCAACAAGCGGTTCACCAAGAACTACGGAGTGATTTGATTTTGTGAGACCACGGAAGACACGGACAACACGGAACAATAACGATGGCTTCGGCAAGCCCGCGCCCGCGCCCCTCTCTGTTTCCGTGTCTTCCGTGTCTTCCGTGGTGAACCCCGTGTCTTTCGTGTCTTCCGTGGTTAACCCCGCATGATTACGATCGACGCAGAGCGCCTGTTCAAGGGGGTCAACGAGCTGCTGGCCGGCGAGAGTGAATTGCCGCCCAACCTCGATTGGTATCCGCTGCGCGGCCACATCGATCTCGCGCTCGGCCAGGCGTGGAATTCCGAGTGGTGGCAATTCCTCATGCGCGGCGAATACCGTTACTTTCGCGATCTCTGGCTGGCCGCCAGCACCTACAACAAAGGCGATGAAGTCTACGACGCAGCCACCCAACAGTACTTCCAATGCCTGCGCAATACGGTGACTGGCGCCGGCCAGAGCCCCACCGATTCGAATGGCGACGAGCGCAGCGATTATTGGGCGCTGTGCAAAACCTCCTACGCCGGAGCCAACTGGCTCACCGGCACCGTCTACGCCGTGGGCGACATCGTTTACTACCCGGTGGACGACTTGTTCTATCAATGCCACACCGCGCACACCTCCAGCGGCACCCTGGTGCCGGACGCCACCGGCGGCAATGAACGCTGGGGCGCGCTCACGCCCTTCGAGCGGTACGTGGATTTCTCGCAGACCGGCAAGACGCTCATCGGAAATGTGTACGACGTGAAGGACGCCAACCCGCGCGTGAACCGGAACTGGACTTCGCTCGACCACGAAACCCTGGAGGATCGTGTCTATGTGTCCGA